GCAAAATGGGCCGAGCTACAAGCTAACTAAGGGAAAATCACATGGCATCGCCTAGTGCAGTATTTACCCAGCTGGTTTCCACCACGCTCCGCAACACCGGACCGGAAATCACTGATAACGTCTCGCTCAATAACGCTCTGCTGCGTAAGCTCAAGGCGCGCGGCAACATCAAGACCCTCGACGGCGGTACTGAAATCCAGGAGCCGCTGGAATACGCTGAAAACAGCACCTATCAGCGATATTTCGGCTATGACCCCCTGAACGTCAACGCATCGGATGTGATCACCTCTGCCAAGTATGACTGGGCACAGGTCGCTATCCATGTGACCTCCAGTGGCCGTGAACTGATGATCAACTCCGGTAAGGAGCGCATGTTCAATCTGGTCAAGGCCAAGAAGAAGAACGCCTACAATACGGCAAACAACCAGTTCTCGGTAGACCTGTATTCGGATGGCTCGCTGACCAACCAGATCGGTGGCCTCGCCTCCATTATCCAGACCAACGGTCAGGGCACTGTGGGCGGTATCGACTCGGCTACATGGACTTTCTGGCGCAATAAGTTCCGGGAAATCCCCGGTACGAACGCCTACACTAAGGACACTATCCTTGGTGAGTTCAACGCTCTCTGGCTCTCTCTGGTTCGTGGCGTAGATAGCCCCGATCTGATCGTTCTCAGCCACGACTTTTACAGCGTGTTTGAGGCGAGCCAGCAGCAGAACCAGCGTTGGGTGAACAAGTCGAATGAAGCTGACGTAGGCTTCCCGGCTCTGTCGTATAAGGGTGCTGACGTTATCTTCGACAACAATACCAACTTCACCACCACGGCTGAAAAGGGTTACTTCCTCAATACTAAGTACCTGTACCTCGCTCAGCACCGTGACGCCAAGTGGACTGCTGACGAAGAGAAGCGCCCAACCAACCAGCAGGCAGTTATCGTGCCAATCTACTGGATGGGCAACCTGATCGCCACGAACCGCGCCCTTCAGGGTGTTCTCATCGACGCCGCATAAAAGGTAAACACCCGGCCTTTCCCAACGGGCAATGTCTAAAGGAAATGAACCATGTCTTATATCGTTGGTATGGACCTCACGGTCAGCGACCCAACCCCTAACTTTAAGCTGGGGGCTATTGGTCAGGACTTTCTTGGCTATCTCTACAAGTACGTTCAGTACAATGCTGGGGCTGGCACTATCGCCGCCGTCGCCGGTAACATCGTGGGGTACTATGCCCCCGGTGGTGTTTCCGCTGGCTCGACCACGGTTGTCACCTCTGACGTATCCGACACGGCTGGTGCAATGGCTGGCATGCTTATGGCTGTCATCACCACTGCCCAGTACGGTTGGATTCAGATCAAGGGCCGCGCAACCATTACCCCAGCGTTTGTATCGGGTGCTGATGGTAATGCTCTCACTCTCTCGTCCACTACGGATGGCACTGTGAAAGTTGCTGGTGCTGTGACGGATTCCGGTGGCGCTGTTTCCATCGATGCATCTGCCAAGATTCTTACTCTCGACTGCCCATACTAAAATCAAACGGGGGTGGCTTCGGTCACCCCTTACACCTTCCAAGGAGATAAAAATATGCCTAACGAAATTCATGTGAAGCGGTTTTACACGACCAATGAAGTCGTACAGAACCGAGAGCCTCGCGTTAATCCACTGACCCCTGGGGTCGCTATCGGGGCTCCAGAGCTAGAGGCTGTTGATTGGGTCGAATATGTGACTCGAATTAATGAGCAGGGAAACCCGACTGCGTCAGTTATCGACCGCATTCGCAGTCTTGATCCAATCAATCTGCATATTCCCCCCGGCATGGATGGTGGGGAGAAAGAGATGTTCTTCCAGTCCCGCTGGATGCAGATCGAGCCATCTTACATTGCGTGGAAAGAGGGCAACGAACTCCCAGAACATGGGACGCCACTAGCTGTGTGGGCTGGTATCACTGCTGAGCAGGCCAACGTGTTCAAGCTTGCGGGCATTCGTTCGGTTGAAGAAATCCGAGATATGAGCCAGAACGACATTCTTCGGGTGCGACTGCCGAATGTGAATGAGATTAAGAAGATGGCTGGTCTTTACCTCGAAAGCTCCGGTCTTGCTAACGCAGCCGCTCGCGAAGCTGCCAAGGATGCGCAGATCACTGCTATGGCTGAACGCATGGAGGCTATGGAATCCCTGCTTCAGGAGCGCAGTGAACAGCCAATTGCTGCCGAAGGTCAGGATGAGATTGATGGCCTCCGCGCTGCTCTCGATGAGGCTGGCATTCCATATCATCACAAGGCAGGCGCTACCAAGCTCCGTGAACTTCTGAACACACAGGCGGCATAATGGATATCATCAAGGATAGCATGGATAACGTGGCGCGTGAGTGTGGCGTTGCCGTGCCATCCTTGTGGGCCACTAATACCGATGACACCTATATGCAGCTCAAGATGTACCTCCAGCAGGCCGCATCTGAGCTGCTTGAGCGAATCGATTGGCAGGATTGTACGCTGGACGATGTAGTCACTGGCTCTGGGACAGATACCTATCTACTCCCAACGGATTACAAGCGTCCCACGCGCGATCTAAACACCGTGTACGGCAATTCTCCGCAGCGATGGGCATTCGCCCCCGTTACCTCAAATGGCGACTGGACGAGGCTTAAAAGCTGGGGCGCTGCGATCACCTATTTCTATCGCTTCACCGGCCCGAACATTCAGTTCTCCCAGAACATCAATAACCCAGACCAGATCACGTTCTCCTACGTTACGAAGAACTGGATTAGCTCAGGCGGAAACCGCACAGCCACATGGACCGATGACGCTGACCTAACCTATCTACCGGCTCGCTTGCTGGAGATGGGAGCAATTTGGCGTTGGAAGCGTAAAATGGGCTTGGACTATGCCTCGATCCAGGGAGAGTACGAAAGCGACCTGTCCCGTTCTGCCAATGATGACCGTAACCGTCAGTCCATTGGGTTCGGGAAGTCTATGCCGGATACGTTCCTGACGCCGTATTCACTTACTCCGCCACTTTTGGGCCCTTAACGTGATGAATTTGCTCGGCTTTTCGTCTAGCATTGATAGCACCACACAGGGTGGTGAATGTTCCGAGGTAGTATCTTTGACCGTTCGCAAAAATCTTGGCTTGGTAGGTAGTGCTTGTCCGCATGTTAACTCCCTTGATGCCGAGTTTATTCCGACTGTTGACCGGAAGATTCCACTGATTCTCGGCGTGGCTAACATCTCTAATATTATCTGGTCTGTTGTCCGCCTTGTCATGGTTAACATGGTCAATCTCCCCATCTGGGGCCTTACCCGTATGGAGAATCCAAGCGATGTAATGGGAGTAGTAATCCTTCCCATCGAATATCGTAACCCGGTAGCCATTTGGCATAATGTACGTATCAACGAAGCTCCCAGCCGGGAATCTTCCCCACCTGCCGAAGGGGACGTTAGACGTTATCCGTCCAGTCTCCGTGTTGAGGGAAAAGCGGCGTTGAATTTCAGCAATGTCGGTAGTAGGTTGGCGCTTAGGCATCGGAACTTCCTTTCCGTATGTTTAGAGGCCCGCCAAGCTCTGATCAGCTTGCTGGGCTTCGTCACTTTAACTCTTAATTATGGACCGGTAAAGTGAACTTCTTCTCGCGCTCAGGTGGCAACAAATCTCAAGGGGGTCAGGCGCAGTTTTCGGCCCCCAAGTCTTTCCTATCGCCGGTTGGTGGCTGGGTCAGCGCGCAGAACCTATCCAACTCTCGACCCGCTACATGCTTGCGCCTAGAGAACTGGTTCCCGACCACTACAGGCATCAAGCTTCGCCGTGGTGCGCTGCGCAAGGCAACGATTGGCACTGATCCTGTCGAAAGCCTCATGGCCTATATCGGCGGTCTGTCTCGACAGCTATTCGCGGCTGATGCGACCAAAATCTATGATATTACGACTGTAGCCGATCCGAATGTCCCGCCGACGCCTGATGTGACGGGACAGACAAGCGGCTATTACTCCAGCCAGAACTTTGCCACGGTTGGCGGCAACTTCATGACTGTGGTCAATGGTACGGACTTCATGCAGTCCTATGATGGCACGACATGGACCCAGATCACCGCCGTATCCGTCCCGGCCATTACAGGCGTACTGACCTCAAAGCTAAGTCATGTATGGGCCTATCGTAACCGCCAGTGGTTCATTGAGGGCGGCTCCATGAATGTGTGGGCGTTGCCGGTGGATTCCATCGGTGGCGCGGCGATCCAGCTTAGTCTGGCCGGTGTGTTCCAGTTCGGCGGCTCGCTGCTGACTGGCGGAACATGGTCTATGGATGCTGGTGATGGGCTGGATGATAAGCTGGTCATTATCTCGACGGAGGGCGAGGTAGCAATTTACCAGGGATCGAACCCGGCTGATCCAGCAGACTTCTCTCTGGTTGGTCGTTACGTCATTCCCCCGCCCATGGGCAAGAAGTGCATGATGAGCGCTGGCGGCGATCTGATCGTAGGTACAGAGGGCGGTATGGTTCCTATCTCTGCCGCTGTGACCAAAGACCCCGCCGCGCTGTCCATTGCCGCTGTGACCCGTAATATCGAGCCTGATTGGGTATTTGATGCCCGTCAGCGCCGCACTCTGCCATGGGAGATCGTCAAGTGGGATTCTCACAAGCAGATTTACATCAGCACGCCCGTTACCTCGGATGAATCCATTACCCCGCCGTGGTGCTATGTAATCAATGCCGAGACCGGAGCCTTCTGCAAGAACACAGGATGGAATACCCGATGCATGGCGATTTCAGATGACCGCCTGTATTTCGGAACCAACTCAGGAACGATCCTGCAGGGTGATATTGGCGGCACTGATGACGGAGCTTTCATCTATCACAACTATGTCGGGTCTTGGGACCACCTTGGCACCATCGCCGCGTATAAGGAAACCAAGCTCGTTCGAGCGACATTCCTAACTACGGTAGAGTTTACACCAAAGATCAGTGTTAGCACTGATTACACCGTGTCTTTGCCAACTCCGCCTAATGCGGCAACGCCTAGCGCCTCTCCCGGTGAGTGGGACGTTGGTATCTGGGATGTATCGCAGTGGGATACAGGCCTGACCACCTTTACCGTCATTACCAAATGGCTCTCTATCCTGCGCTCTGGCTATGTCTTGGCTCCACAAATCCAGGTCGTGAGCGGAGCAACGCAGCCCCCCGATGCCGAACTCGTAACGGTAGATATAATCTTCGAACAGGGAAACATCGTCGTATGAGAGCAGTCACAGACCAGTCACCGATTGTACGGGATTGGGTGGCTAATCACATCCCTGATTGTTCACGAGGATGGCCTAATGGCTATGCAATTGGCGTTGTTAATGATAACAATGAGCTTGTCGGTGGTAGCGTCTACCATGAGTTTAGCCCCGAAAGCCGGGTTATTGAAATGTCGTCAGCTTCGATCACGCCAAGATGGATTACCCGATCAACGCTCAAGACGCTGTTTTGGTATCCGTTTGACTATCTGAAGTGCCGACTGGTGATCATGCGGGTGCATCCTGACAATCATGCCATGCGCTCCATAGCTAAGAGGCTTGGGAGCAAAGAATATATCATCGAAGATATCCGCGCTGACGGTGTTCCAGATGTTGTTTATACCCTGTCCGCAAAGGCGTGGCAGGACTTTATCAGCAAGCCGGTTGCGGCGAGGTAGGTGTATTATTGGCAAAGCTAGCCCCCCACAGGCCCCCGATCCGACCACAACGGCTAATGCCCAGACACAGAGCAATCAGCAGACTGCGCAGTCCCAAGCCCAGCTGAATATGATCGATCAGGTAGGCCCTGGCGGAAGCCAGAAGTATACCCAGATCGGCACCTATGCGGATGGTACGCCAAAGTATCAGCAGACCACATCGCTCGACCCGAAGTCGCAGGGTATCTACAATGCTGGCCTTGGTACACAGCAGAATCTAGCCAACCTTGCCCAGCAGAAAAGCGGAGAGCTGGGTGGGATGCTTAGCCAGCCGCTAAACTTCGACGCTCAGAAGCAGTATCTTGAGGGTCTGACCTCTGGTGCGCTCGATAAGTCGTGGGATCGCAACAAGGCATCCCTAGACACTCAGCTATCCAATCAAGGCATCAAGCTTGGATCGGACGCATACACGCGCGCTCAGAATGATTTCGGCGTGACGCGCTCCGACGCTTATAACAGCGCGAATGTCGGAAATTATAACACTGCGCTCCAAAGCCAGATGGCGCTGCGCTCTCAGCCGTTAAATGAACTGCTTGCCTTGTCCGGTCAAAGCCAGATTCAGCAGCCTCAGTTTGGATCAACGCCACAAACCGGAATGGCGGGGACTGATGTTGCTGGCCTCATCAATCAGGGCTACAGCAACCAGTTAAATGCCGTGAACCAGCAGAATCAGCAGACCGGGCAGACCCTCGGTGGATTGTTCTCGGCTGGCGCATCACTCATTCCATTCTTCTCCGATGAGCGGCTAAAGGAGAACATCGAAAAGACCGGCAAGCGCATCGGTGGCACTGATGTTGTGACTTGGGATTGGAAGGATGGCAGCGGTTCAGATACCGGCGTTATCGCGCAGGCTCTCGAAAAGAAGCACCCTGAGCTGGTGGACAAATCACATCCATCTGGCATGCGCCGCGTCGATTACGCTGGTTTGATGCGTCTAGGAGCACGTAAATAATGGCAAGCCCATTTGTTTGGTCCGGCAATACCGGAGAGATTCAAACCCCAGATCAGGTTGCCCGCCAGCGTCGTCTGGCGGATGCCCTTATGGGTCCGAAGCCGCTTGCTACAAACGCATGGGAAGGCTTGACGCAGGTTGGTAACGCTCTGTCCGGCACCGCCGTTCAGGGCCGCGCTGATGAGGCAGAGAAGGCCGCTCGCGCACAAGCCTCGCAGGCGTTCTCCAGCCTAGCCGATGGCTCTGGCTCCAACGCAGAAATCATCGCGGCCCTATCTAATCCATGGGTAGCCAGTGACCCAACACAGTCCACGATTGCTCAGGCCCTTCTTCAGCAGAACATGAAGCAGGCCGACCCGGCATATGCTCTCGACCTTGATCTAAAGCGCGCTCAGCTCGCCGCTGCGAATGCTCCGCCGGTTGCTGATCCGTTTACCTTGGGCGAGGGACAGATTCGCTATGACGGCAATGGCAATGTCATCGCACAGGGGCTTGGGCCTGCTGGTCCCCAGACCGTTGTGACCAACAATCTTGGAGGCTCCAACAAGTTCCAGGAAACCTTGGACGCTAAGGCAGCTGAAACCTTCAGCTCCCTGATGGATAGCGGTGCGGCGGCTCAGGTCTCTGGGGCCAAGATCGGTCAGCTTGAACAGCTGCTTCAGAATGCCCCACAGGGCGCGCAGGGTGCACTTACATCCATGGCTGCATCTCTGGGCCTCCCAGTCGATGGGGCTAACGAGGTTCAGGCCGCAGAAGCTCTAATCAACCAGCTTGTGCCGCAGCAGCGTCCGCAGGGTTCCGGCACTATGTCGGATGCTGACTTGGCCCTGTTCAAGCAGTCGCTACCCCGCATTATCAACCAACCCGGTGGTAATCAGCTGATCCTTCAGACCATGAAAGCCATCAATGATTACACCATCAAACAGGGTGAGATTGCTACGGCGGTGGCGACTGGGCAGATGAGCCCAGCTGATGGCCGGAACGCTCTATACGCCCTGCCTAACCCGCTAGCTCAAACGCAGCAGGCTCCGGGGGCTGTAACGCCTCCATCCCCCGATGGCTGGCAGGACATGGGTAATGGCGTTCGTATTCGGCCAATGGGGCAGTAAATGGCAAAATTTGAGATTGAAGCCAATGGCCAGCGTTACGAGGTAGAAGCTCCTGACGCCCAGTCAGCAGTTAATGCTGTTCAGAGTATGGGCAGCAATGCTCCTGCTCCAGAAGCTCAGGGTTCAAATTCATTTATGGATACCATGGGGCGTTTAGGCCAGTCGGCCTACTCCACAGGTGTTGGGGCACTACAGGGCGCGACTATGGGCGCTTATGATGAACTATCGTCGGCTCTTGGTACGCCAGTCAAAGCGGCTGAGAATCTGATGAGCGGAGCAGATAGCATCCAGGGAGCGGGTGATATCCTGCCCTTCCTTGGCCGCTCTTTCGATGCATCCCGTCAAGGTCAGAAAGCCCTAACCGATCAGGCTTACCAGAGCGCCCCTGTAGCAGCATTTGGTGGCGACATTGCTGGGTCTCTAGCCTCTGGTTTGCTCACTGCTGGGGCCAACAACTACGTCAATGTAGCGAAGCCGACTGTTATGGGTATGGCCGGTCGGGGCGCTATGGATGGCGCGACTATGGGCGGCATTTCAGGGTTCAATGATGCCCCAGAGGACAATATTGGGTCTCGCCTATCTTCGGCTGGTCAAGGCGCCGCAGTTGGTGGTGCGCTTGGTGCTCTAACTGGCGGCATCTCTGGTGGCATGATGCAGCGTGCTCAGATGGCGGCTGTCCCAGAGACTCAGGAACTAGCAGATCAGGCTGGCAGGCTATATGAGGCTGCTAGGGCATCTGGTGTTCAGGCATCTCCGCAGATGACGGATAATATCGCCAATACGATTGAGAGCATCGCGCGCGCTGAGAATGTGTTGATGCCAAGCGGAAAGGTTAACCAGACCTATCCCAAGATCGCTGGCGTTCTCAACGTTTTCGATGAGTACAAGGGTAACCCGCTTGACGTAGGCCAGATGCAGGCGATCCGCCGTAACCTACAGGATGCTGCTAAGAGCCTTGATCCTGGAGAGCGTCGTATCGCTACCATGATGCTTGGACGATTCGATGACTTCGCAGAGGGCGTTGCGCCAGAGCTGGCTGAGGCATCTTCTCTCTATGCTCGGTCTAAGGTGGGGGAGCTGATCGAGGAGGCTATTGATTTGGCTGCTAACCGATCCAGTCAATATAGTCAGTCCGGAATGGATAATGCACTGCGAACGCAATTCCGACAGCTGAACGCCAACATCATCAAAGGCCGCGTAAGAGGCATAAATCCAGAGCTAGCTGAGCAAATCGCCCTGGTGGCTGAAGGTGGCCCTGTGGAGAATTTTGCTCGGTGGGCTGGGAAGTTTTCGGCACGTGGACCTGTGTCCGCCATTCCGTCCATTCTTGCAGGCGGCGCTGGGTTTGCAGGTGGTGGTCCAGTTGGCGCTGCACTCGCAGGCGCATCGGTTGCTCTACCAGCCGAACTTGCAAGAAGCGTAGCAGAGCGGGGAACAGTTCGGAATGCGAATGTTGCATCTGCGTTGGCTCGTATGGGTGGTGCTTTGCCATCTCAAGAATTTACTCCAGCTGCTCGTGCTTTGGTTAATGCCGGTGGTAACTTTGGCGGTAGAATGCTTCCGAAATTCTAAGGAACGATTGCATGCCAAATTTCTGCGACTGGAATCAGGTTGTGACGGAACGCCATGCTAATCGCAGCGAACACGATAGCGTAGAGCGCAATCATCATCCATCGTTTCTTGGCGTCGTCGTATGGGGTCTCGCTCATCTCATCTCTCCTTATGTCCTCAACATCAATATCTCTCATACCATGAGAACCGTCAATGGCCACTGAATTAAGCCATAATCCGTTATCTGTTCTTGTAAGGCAGTGCCTTCCGGATAGCTGGATTGGGGCTGAATTTGTGAGCTACCTTCGCTGCTTTGTAAGCTTCAGAAGCATCGGAAGCATTTACAAAATAACCGAGGTTCTTTCGTTTGCCGTCAATGGTAATCATTGCTACCCATTTACCAAATTGGGACCAACTCACACCCTGATACCCAGACTTATTACGCTTGGATATTCCTTGGTTCTGCATCTGCTCAGACCGCGTAGCAAGACGAAGATTGGACCATGCGTTGTTCGACCTAATCCCGTCGATATGATCAACTTCATGTGGGGGCCACTCTCCCGTCATATAAAAGATCGCCAGCCGATGCATGTAATACATCCGGTAATTCATACGGATAAGCATGTACCCGCGAGGATCAGTGCACCCGGCAGGAGTTCCTACGGGGAATTTGCTGTATCCCGCTCCGCTCTTAGCATAGGTGAATATACCAGTTTCGGGGGAATAGTTAAGACGTTCCTTGAGTTCATCAAGCGTGATAAGTTCGTTTGGCAAGTCGTAATATCCCGTATAAGTGCGCAAGCTGTAACACAGGTCTAGCCAGATGGCAAATCTCACAGATTATCAAAGAGACATTCTGGTTAAAACCGTTCTTAGCGAAGCGCGGGGCGAAGGCGACACCGGCATGGCTGCGGTGGCATGGAACATACTTAACCGAGCCAACTCAGGTAAATATCCGTCTGATCCTGCTAAGGTAGCCCTTCAACCCCAGCAATACTCTGGGTGGAATAAGGGAGCCGGCGGGAATAACCCAAGCCAGTTCAAACCGGGAACGTCTCAGTACGAGCGCGCAGCGCAGATTGTTGACGCTGTGGCAACTGGCCAAATTCCAGATATGACCGGTGGTGCTGTGATGTACCACTCCAAAAGCATAAACCCATACTGGGCTGATGAAGCAAACACAAATGGTCAGCTTAGAGTTGGGAACCATGTGTTCTACCCAACCCATCCCGTTCCTCCCGGCGATATTCCATCAGTAGCCACTCTGCTCGATACCAAACGTCCAGCAGTAGCGCCTAATCCCGTCAGCCAATCTCCGGTCATGACAGCAAAGCGCAATGCTACGCCATCATCCCGGATGATTCAGGATAGCCTATCGCGCGTTGCCTCGGTTAATCCCCGTACATCCAGCCTTGGTGATCAGATTGCCCTGGCTCCGATCCAGGGTGGGCGTCAGACCGTTGCGCCATTCGATGCGGCCTTTGATACCCGCACCGGACAGATGCGGATGACCAAGGAGCCATACGCAGGATTCGGCAATGATGTAGCTACATCCAAAGCCCCGGCTCCTGCGCCTGCCTCGGTGGACGACCGGATCAATGCCCGAAATCTCAGCCAGCAGCAACCAACGGGAATGGCTGCTCTTTCACGCGCTCCTATTACCTATGCCGCTCAAGACAACAATGTCATGCGCCGCGCACCGGCTCCTGCATCCGTTGATGATCGCCTGAACGCCAGAAACCTTGCTCAACAGCAGGTTATGATTCCAGCGATCCCTGCCACTGCTCCGGTTGCTCAAACACCCTCACAGGCCGCTATTCTCCCCTCCGCAATGACCGCATCAGATCGGGCCAGAGCTGCACAGGTAGGGATTAAACCCGTTCCAGAGCGCTTGCCCTCTGAACCAATGATGGGGGCGCGCGCAACAGCGCCAGCATCACAGCCCGGTCCTTGGTCGGTAGCAACCCTAACCGATACAGTTAATCCACTCACAGGCTTGCGGACGACTGCGCCATCTGCAGCGCCCGTTATGGCTCGTGCGGCCCCTAACCCCCTATCGAGGCCAGCCGCAGCGCCAGTCATGCGATCCCCGATTGCACAGGTACAGCCGACATTTGGTCGCGCCCCGCTCCAGATCAATGTCAGTGGCGCTAACGTCATGCGAGCGCCTTCTGTGGTCGGAACGTCAACAGGGCGGCTCTATGCCCCCGGATCAACGGTCATGCTGAATGGCGATCGTCTAACGGTCAATCCAAACGGCAGCTTCACCAATGAGCGCACTGGAAACGAGCTTAGAGGTTCGTCAAGCAGCGGTCGTTCACTCGTAGAGACTGCTGATGGTATGCAGTGGCGGTGACGGTCACATTATGGTACTAATTCACAAAGATTGTTCGGAGATTCAGCATGCCTAGAGGCGGCGGTGGTACTTTTCAGAATGTTCCGGGAACAACCGTTTCTCCGAACACGACTATCCAGTCTGCATGGGCTAATGCTTTCTCGGCAGACGTTGAGACTACATTCAACACTGCTTGGCCTGTTTCTCTTGGCGGTACTGGCGGGACGTCTCCGGTTTCGTCGTCCGATTCTCTATCGACCAAGGGCGCTAACATTGCCTCTGCGGCGACTACTGATCTATCCGGGGCAACAGGCCGGTTCGTCCACATCACTGGCACCTCTACCATTACCTCGTTCGGAACGTCAGCGGCGGGCGTTGAACGATCCGTGGTATTCGATGGAATTCTTACGGTAACTCACAATGCCACCACCCTGATTCTTCCGGGTGAGTCTAATATCGTTACAGGCGCAGGTGACACTGCGACCCTATTCTCCGAGGGAAGCGGGAATTGGCGCATGACCTCCTTTATCCGAGCGGGGTCAATTAACAACGATGCAAAAGGCGTAACGATTGCCTCCGCTGCTTCTATTGCGCTTGGAACATCAACAGGCAATTTCGTTGATATTTCAGGAACAACGAATATTTCGTCGCTTGGCACAGCGGCTGTCGGGGTAGAGAAAACCATCCGATTTCTAGGTGTGCTGGTTCTCATCAACAGCGCTAATCTAGCGCTATATTCGTCTCTATCATTGACTACCTATAATGGCCTCATCATGACCTTCCGGTCTCTAGGAGCGGGAGCATGGGTTGAAACCAGTCAAACTGTTAATTCGGGCACATGGACCCCTGCAATAGCAATCGGTACGCCCGGTAACATCACTATCGGATATTCAGTACAGACTGGAGGATACACCAAGGTAGGACGCTTGGTGAAACTGGATTTTAATCTGGTAACATCCACCTTCACCCACACCACGGCCAGCGGCTCCTTGACCATTACAGGCGTCCCAACGCCAGCGGCATCTATTACCAATCGCAATGGATATGGGAGCGTCGTATTTCAGGGGGTGAACAAGGCGGCATATTCTAATGTTACGCCAGGAGTTTTTGCATCGTCTCCATCGACGATTACTATGCTTTGTACAGCCATGGGTCAAAACGCGACGGGGCTTCTTGTAACAGATTGCCCAACGGGCGGAACAGTCGTTTTCCAAGGAACCCTGACTTATGAGGCCGCTTCGTGATTGATACGGTTGCTCTGGCATGTCTGGACACGCCTACAGTTGATCCTGAGTTCTACCAAATTTCATACTATGATTCCTCATATGTGACTGGATCGGGGGCGACATATCGAAAGGTATCGTCGCCTCCCTCGCATCTTGGTAAGTTCCAGAATGGGAATGGAACTTGGTACGCTATATCCACCCTTCCCCGGCGTCCTCAGATGTTCGGGGCCAAGGCCGATGGGATAACGAATGATAGGCCCGCATGCCAAGCAGCGGTCGATAGCTTGAATGTTCGAGGAGGAACCGTTGATTTCTCGGGTGGCGTGTTCAAGGTCTCCCCTGCCTCTCAGAATCTAGGGTGCATCTGGGTTCCATATGATAACATTTCCTTTGTCGGAGATGGCGTCATTGAGACTACCAATAATGCAGACGTTCCAATCCATGTGTCCCCCATTAATGATCTAACCGTTAATGTAACGGCAGCAGAAGTTAACGGGTTTACCTGCCGGGGAATCACTGTTCGAGGAACTGATCAATACCAGTATTTCGCGTTGGCCTATGGTCGAGGAATTCTGCTTAGATATGTCAAAAACGCTATCATATCGGGGGTTCGTGTTCATGGAATGAGCATGATTGGCATCTGCTCTGAACATGGTAATGGCAACTTCCTAGTTGAGGGAAACATTGTAGAGAGATGCAAGTTCACTGGTATCAACTACAATGGACGATGCTATCAGTCCATTATCTCTAACAACATAATTAGTGGAACGGATGGGACGCCAAATAGTAGCGCCATTGAAGCTGATGGTCACTGCATAATCACAGGTAACACTGTATTCGGCAGCAACGCGAATTACTCCAACTGCGGAGGAATTCTCTGGGGAGAGGGTAACTATGATGGCCTAGGGATAATCTCTGGAAATCTTATCAAGAACTGCAAATATGGCGTCAAGGCCATGTATCACGGCGCAGTCAGCATCCACGATAATACGATTATCAATTGTCGAACTGAAGGCGGAATTATCACTGTAGGAGGTACGCTTGAGGGCTTATCTCTTGCCAACTCAGATAATGTCATCAGCGGCAATATGCTCGTCAACAACTACCCGCAACATATCCTTTCCGGTTCGAACAACACTCTAATTTCCGGGAATAAGTGTCGGGTCATAGCCACTCCACTGAACGCCTCCGGCCCTTCGCAGCCCGATACGATCCAGGTTGTAAGCCCAGATTATGGGATTGTTATCGCAGCGAACAACAACAGCGTCGTCAACAATATCATCAATGGGGGCGTTCGTGGAATTTCACTTTTGGAGGGTAAAACTCTTGCTGTCGTTCAAGGGAATGACATGTATGGCGTCAGTTCAGGGAACTTCGTTGTAACCTCTGCAAACGGGAAGATTGTTGCCACTCATGACCTATTTGAACGTAAGGCGAATGGCCGGGGTGAGTATAGGTCAACGACCTTTAGCGCAGTTAAGCCGACGCAAGGATTTTGGCGCATTGGAGATACTTGGGAAAGAATGCCTGGAGGTGTTGGAATCCCGCTGGGAGAGACTGTGATCACAACTGCTGACACGGTTTCTACGGGTTATTCTGGTCCTGGATCATCTTCTGTGTCGGTCGCCACCGCTCCCAGCGGGGCAACGGGTAACTTGATTGGAATCCAACTTGATGATGGATCGTATCATTGGACCTCAGTTGCGATAACCGGATCGGTGATTACGCTAGCGTCCCCCATACCGTCTGGTCGTTCTGTTCAATCTGGTGCTATAGTGCGGGGCCAGCAATGGCGATCTTTGTCAATGTTGGCTTAACGAGGAGATACCATGGCATCCGATAATTTTACCGCTGCACTTCTTGAGGTTTTGAAGCATGAGGGTGGCTTTGTTGATCACCCTAAAGACCCTGGTGGCGCAACCAACAAGGGCATCACGATTGCCACTTTCAGAAAATGGATGGGCAAGGATTCAACTGTTGAACAGCTCAAGCGCATCACTGATGATCAGGTAGCCCACATCTACCGCAAGGCATACTGGAACGCTGTGAAAGGCGACGAGCTGCCAAGTGGGATTGATTATGCCGTCTTTGATTTCGGCGTGAACTCTGGTCCTGCGCGGGCAATCAAATATCTACAGACGGTTCTGGGTGTAACGGCAGATGGCAAGATTGGGCCTGCAACCTTGAACGCAGCTCGTGCCGCCGATCCAGTGCGTGTCATCAATGAACTCTGTGACCGTCGCATGGCCTTCCTGACGGCCCTTAGCACCTTCGCAACGTTTGGTCGGGGCTGGAAAGCCCGCGTGGATGGAGTCCGCTCCAAAGCAATCTCCATGTCCTCCAAGCAGCAGACCTTCGATGGTGGTGGAAATGAGGGGATCATCGGCAAGCCAGAGACTGTAACGGTCAACGTTCCGACTGGAACCAATACAGTCAGCACTCCAAAGCAGGAGAGTCCCAAGAAGCTATGGGCGGTGCTCGCAGCGCTGGTTGTCTCAGTTGCAACGGGCGTGGCTAAACAGATGGGGTTGTTCTAATGGCAACGATTAATCAACCAACACAGAATCCAACGAATAAACTTTCATCGGCAGTTCTGGCGACTGCATTCGTAGCGGTGGCTAAGGTCGTGGCAGGACAGCTCTGGCCCGATGTTGAGCTGGGTGATGATGTGTGGATTGCCGTCATGCCGGTGATCGCCTATGTCGCCGGGTTCATCATCAAGGATGCCCCGAACGTTGTCGTAACCCAAGAGGTAGTCGCAACCGATGTGATCATGCCGGAGCAGTCAGATGCTTGATCTCATTTTTGGGAATATGAATCTCATCCTTGGTGGTCTTGGTGCCGCCGCCATTGCGATCATCGCGTTCTTCGCCCGCAAGTCTGGGTCTGATGCTGAAAAAGAAAAGCAGCGCAAGGCAGACCAGAAGGCCGCTGAAACCGTTACTACGGTACGGAACGATGTGAAATCGGATTCGGATGAATCCCTGGAAGCGAGGTTTCGGAAATGGGGAAGTCAGTAGCACTCGCCATTATCGCATGTATCGTCTTGGGGGCTTGTTCTAGCACCCGTACTGGCTCTCTATGCACCACAGGTCCATTCATTACCTCTAAGGGCGCTAGCGAGCGCTGGACGAGAGATGAGAAGGAGCAGCTGGTTGTACTGAATGAATCCGGGATCAAGATTTGTGGCTGGAAGCAGCCTTGAATGGAGGAGGCGACAAGCATATTCTTGGGACTAGGTCCGCCCGGTGCGGCCATCGTGGTTCTGGGAATCGTAATTGGTTTGATGGCCCGCCACATTGTTGGCCTCTATCGGCGCATAGATGAGTTGCATGGATTATGGCGGGTAGAGTCGAACAATTCCATTACGTCGATTACCACGGCTTTAGAAACCGTCAAGGCGACTATAACTCACCTCAACTCCCAGAACAGAGGGTAAGAGGAATGTTCGGATGGAAGCGGAAGAACGACGAGACGGCAGAGGAAACCCGTAAGGTTCGGGGGCGTCTCGCTGTGAAAATAATCGAGCTGGACCGCGAGCGTATTCATTTAGAGAATTTGATGAAACGCATGTTGGAGGAAAGAGCCAAGCATGTTTAAAAGACCGGTTTGGAAAGCTCTTGGCTACACCTTCCTGATGATCCTGGCATTTGTTATCCCATCATTTTTCCTACCATCCGATCAGATGGTGGAGATAGCATCAGCGCTGCTGATCGTCGCTTGCGGCTTCACTGTTTATCGATGGGGGCAGACGGCAGCTCGCGTATACCTCAATGGTGCATCTCAGCCCTATGAGCAGGGGATTCTGGCTATCGTCGTCATGGCCCTATTCTTGATGTTCGGTCGGCTGTATCAAGTAACCTTCATTCGTCTGGATCGCCCTGACTGGCTTATTGATAAACCAATCTCAGCAGCTATTACCTACGGCCTGTTCATATCCCTGTTCCTAGCCGTTATAGCAACCCGCACAGAGGGCGAGAGGCCCAGCCGTGGGGTTGCCATAGTCACTGGTGGATTTACCGCCGTAGCCGTGTTCGCAAGCGCTATATGGCCGGTTCTTATTTCAAAGGCCGGTGCGATTGCTGGTTTCCTGAACCGGATATTCTAGAGAAATATACTCAGGCTTCATCGTTGCCCTCCTGGTTGGAGGTGAGGAACGCTCTGGCCATATTGGCCGTTTTCTGCAGCTCTTGTTCGTCAAAAATCCAAGGGCCGCGCCGGGTTGGATGTCGTTCAGCAACCGAGATTGCAGCACGCGCGATAATTGCCTGCAATCCGTCCTGCGCCTTCGTGAGCTTTTTCATTGTGGCTCCTTGGCCGGAGGGGTAGGGAGTAGTTCAAACCGTCCGTCCTCGAACTCTTCACGAGGGCGAACCCAGATTTCGGTTGGATCGGTGGCGCCGCGGTAGATTGCGACATCACGCATGTCCACGGATGGCAGATCGTCCAAGGAAACATGCCCGACACCTAAGATCATTTCATGCCAATCCTTGGCCTGCATCTTGCCGATGCCGATCAGTTCGTATTCGGTGCCGCGCTTTTTGTGCAGATGCGTTGGAAGTCCCGACGCTGGTTCGGGCGGGGACGTGCGGAGGGCTGCGGTGAGGGCCAGCCGTGCAGCAGTTCGCACGCCATTGACCATCTTCCATTCCTTGAGGACGGCCTCCGCAGCATCGACCATCTCGTCTGTCACCAAGCCATAATCAACGCTGTGTTGGATATGGATGGGGGCCTGATCTGTATCCAACGCTGGTTCGGGCGGGGACGTGCGGAGGGCGGCGGTGAGAGTGGTTCGTTCCCTCGGATCAAGCGCATTGATGGCGTACCAGACGCCAAGCCCATCGGGATCTGCTAAGGCTTCTGTCCAGCCTAGCTTCCGCCACTCCAGCGGCTTCACCCTATCCCTGACAGCAGGATCGGAGCGGGTGAGGGCGGACTTGGCGGAGATGGCCGCGCATTCGAGGCATTGCCATGCGCGCTTGTCTCCAACGAACTCCTTTTGGCAGCTGCCGCAGACACATGAATAATTGCCCGGCGCATATCCAACCAGAGGCCATGGCTTGAGTTCCACTGTCTCGGTCATGGCTTTTCTACCTTTCGCATTGACTTCGACCAGGCATCGCCGATCTTGTTGTAGGCTGATCGGGCGACCTTGTTGTCGGGGTGCTCGAAGTCGCAGACGCCATTAGCCATCATGCTATCGAGCTCGAAAAGCTCGGCCTGGGTGAATTTGACGGTGATGAGTTTCTCTTGGGTCATTCTGGCGACCTCGTGAGTGCGGCGTGGGCGGAGGCATCCACAACTGTTAAGTCATCCGCCCATTGAAAGGGGTGGTGCCCGGTGTCCTTCCCAGGCGTCCCCCAATAGTCCAGACAGATACGTTGGTGCCGAGGCAAGGAGCGCCGATACTGTGAGAATAAGGCCTGTTGCAGGGCCTTGCGGGGGAATAGGCTCAACAGAAAACTGATCACTTTGTATTGCCTCCTTCCTTGCCGGCCACACTGCATTTCTCAACATGAGTTCGCCATTCCTGGTAAGCGGCGGCACGGCCACCATTTCCGAACTTTCCGCCATAGTTAAAATCACCGCGCCATCCACACTCGCATGTCGCCTCGTAAGCCACACGAACACCAGTGCATTTATGTCCGGGGACTCGGGTTGGTCTACATGTCGTCTCTGAGTCTGCCATCAGGTTCTCCTTGATGGTGATTGTCATAGCCGATTCTCCCTCGGATCAAATGTCTCGGCTGCGAAGGCGTAGACCTTGCGGCAGGTTTCCAAATCCTGCTTCTCGCGGGTTAGCGCATCGAGAATACCATCAATCTCCAGGATACGATGATATGCCTCTGTATCCCGACCCGAGTAGAACGACCGGTCAGCAGCCGAATGGCTCGTTACGCTCTGCTGTACTGATACGACCTTGGCTAGGGATTGGGTTGTAGCTTCCTTAGCTGCCTCTGTGGCTTTATTCCGGTATTGATTTCCCACTTTTATTCTCCTTCTCTGCTGCGCGAATGCGCTTCATGCGGTTTCGGTCATATTGTTTCTTGTCGAAGCCGTTACGGGGCCTACCTCGAACCCGCTTTAGTTGATCCGTCATTCTAGAACCTGATGAGGCGTTGGTCGTACGGACATTGGCGGCGGCTTCAAGGGCAGCATTGGCCGAACTTTTCTTGTCCATCCATAGAGGCAAACTCGAAAGTGAGCCGATATCATCCAGCTCGTTCTTGTCGTATCCCTGAGCCACGCAGATCGCACGCGCAGCCGCCTCCACCATCTCGTCTGTCACCCTAGATGGAAACTTCTCACTTCTTTCGCTCCACATTCTCTCTACAATCGGCACGATATCATCGATATCAAAATCTCCCGTCCAAACGCCATCGTTTAGCTCAGGAACCCCTGCCAATTTCAGGGCCAGAAGCCTCTCTTGATAATTTGATTTTACAATCTTCATCTTTACTCTCTACTTTGCAGGTCCGTCCTCTAGTTCTCTTTGGTGGCCTACCAAATCTGTCGATTTTTATGCAGCCACCCATACTCGCTTGACGTTACCGCCCAGAACGTAACGGTCGCCCATCTTGATCTGACCAGAGGTCTTTAGGCCGTTTGCTTCTTTCCAGTAAATTTCAGCAGTGAACCAACCACGATTTTCGATTGCTGCAAGGATTTTTGTCTGCTTGGCTTCTGTGGTCATTTCTTCTCTCCGTTTGTGATTATTAATTTACACGACATAATATAGATTGCAAGCATTAAAATCGACAGTCGAACAAAATAATTACGCACCTGATCTCTTAGGAAATCCTCTCCCCTTACCCCATACATTAGGTCTTGATGGGATTTTACCCCGTTGTTCCTTGGGTTTTCGTTCCTTTACCGGCCTATCCATCATTTGTTCTACCGAATCAATCGGCACCACAAGCAATCCGTCCCCATGCAATATCTCCAGCGTTTCCTGGAGCGCCCTGAGCTGGTGGAAATAGAACTCAGCCGGATCAATCTTGTGCGGATGATGGTCTAGTAGGTCGTGGCACGAGTAGCAGGCATAGCAGGCCGATAGATCGCTAGCCTTAACGCCTGCGCCTTTATGCCTATCGCGGATGTGCGCCAGTACCGTTGTTTCTCCGCCTCCATCACATCCCTCAAAGCGTAGAGTACAGAGCTTTCCCTCAGCGTGTTTTCGTAGCTTCGTACTGCGAATAGGTTTGGTCATGCAGCTCAACCCCATTTGTCGTTGCGAAGGCTATGCAATACTCAATGAGGCTAGATGCCCTACGGACGCTCATGAGGGCCGTTGACTCCCTGACATTCACAATCTCACCTTCGATTCCAGCAACGAACTCAGCAGGCTCCTCTGTGGCTACAGCGTGGGCGGAAACCAACAGTCGCTTCCATTCAGCAGCCGTTCGTTTCTTTCCTGCCCATTTCATATCGGACTTTGCGATATCTCCACAGATGGCGTGGAAGTGTGCTGACTGGTCTTCAGACCGCTTAGGGTCTTTGATTTCCACAACAGAACCATCTGGAGCCGCGCGGACTTGCCAGCACACCTTATCCCGCACTGTCTGGCTCGATAGCCAATAGCGCTGCTTATCCATGATCCTTGCTGTCCATTCGCTTAAGGCTTGCAAGGCAGGACTTTAGGCACTCACTCGCTAGGTTAGGGGATATCTCAACATTGGCGATCATCCCCCTGCCTAGGTATTTGTACCAACTTACCTCAACATCGCCCCACTTAAAATTCCATGGCTGGTCGATGTTTTCATTCCAGCTATAAGCTTGAACCTGGAATGTTTCGTTCGAGAAGTCAGCACCGGAGTTTCCAAATGGGTCGTCCATCTCCTTTTGATTCAGATTCCATAGAACTGTTCCCAACCTGTATCTCAGGAAGATTAGGACAGCTTCCATAATTTCCGGAACTGCATGTTCCTTGTGGGGCTGACCAAAGATCATTTGCCCTAGCTCTGGCTGGAAATTCATCAATCCACCTGTGGACTAAACGGAATGTCAGAGTCATCTGGATCAGAATTCCGACCTCCACCGGTATTCCCGCTGCTTGGACGGTCATTGTCCTTGGGCTTAGGAACGGTGAGGATGATCTTGTACTGGCCATCCACGCTCGCTGGCATGGCATCCAGCAGCACCGAATACCCAAGCCCATCACGCGTTGGGAATGCACTACCAATCTTCGTAAACCAGCCCTTCCCATTCTTGTCTTCCCGTACCGTAAGGGCGTCCATTCGATCACTCATTCTGCATTCTCCGTTGCGTCGAGCATATCCCCGACTGTGCTGCTGCTATCAAGATGGTCAAAATTATATGGCGTGGTTTTCAATCCACCTACAGGCTCTCCTAGTTCCTTCTCAGCCTCCTGAGCGATCTTAACGATATCGCGGGCCTCATCCAGGAACTGCTGCTTGTACGATCCCAAGGTGCCAATTAGGCGCTGTGTCTCTGCATCGGTAATATACGCTGCCATCTTCCGCCATCCCTTCGGAGCCTCTGCCTTTAGGTCATGCATTAGTACTTCCCATAGAGCTTTACGCTCTGCAACGGTAAGGGGCTTGGGAGCTGGTTCGTCTGGTTTCTTCGGTGACTCATCCGAAAACTCCTGCCGCATCTCATTCACATATTTGCTGTCATCATACCTGCCCATGAAGATATCGCCAGCGAAGCCGATCATGGACAGGGCTTTAACCAGAGCGTCTGTCACAGACTTCTTCGGCGCATCCTCGTCAGTGAATGGCTTTCCACTCGACCGGATTCCGCTAAACTGCGTCCCCCCTACGTGTTCCACTTCGCCTTTGACGTATTCCCCATTTCGGTTCGGCCATTCATACCAGACCCTAACATGGGCGAAGTGCATCTTCTCTCCACCAGCACCTTCCTCGATACGCTCAGATACGATCTGAAAGCCCCAGCCAATGCCTACAGGCCCAAAGGTTTCCGTAGCCTTGTGGATAAGGTAATGGGGCTTGGGAGAGGTCCCCTGATAGCTCTTACCCGTAATGGCTTTCACATGCTTAGGATCGGTTTTCTGGACCTTCTCCCACAGCTCTAGGTTACTCATTCTTCCAGCTCCTCGATAGATTCAAGACCGGCTAGGGAGGCGAGGTATTGAACTCTGGTCTCGGCATACCGCCTAGCGGTTACCAAGGCCGAAACCTCATCAATCGTTCTAGCGTCATCAATCCGGTTCTCATACTCACGCTGACGATGCAGCCACAGTACGGCTTCCTCTCGGTATTCATCTCTGGTCTTACCGTCCATTTGCCAAACTCATATACTTCTTGGAGAAATGGCTTTGGAGGATTCGCCCAACTAGTCCATCCGTGAAAAGCCCTAGAACCACAAAAATCCAAAGGAATGGATGCGGACCAGAGAAATAACACATGACGAAACAAACACTCATTGTGACGCACAGAACGAAATTGCCGTACCACTCCGCCTCCAGCTTAGCAGTATCATCCCACCGATCTCGCAGCTGCCTACGCAGCATCTCCACTTCAGTTTCCATATCATTCATCATCTCAAATCTCCTTCTCTAACATTCAGCTAGAGAGCGCCGGGGGATTGACGCTCTCAGGTTGAAGGTCTTTAGCCCTCGATGTTCATTTCACCCTCCCAATCAACGCTATCTTGCTTTGTCGATACCGACTGTCAAACAAGCCTTTGTCGTAAGGCCGCAAAACAAAGGTGGCACATATGAATTCGATTTGCAATGGGTTGACGCGCAAAATATGCGGCGCTATGTTTCCTGTCATGCAGCACAGGAGTTAGCGCATGGAGAGAATTTCAGTATCAGTTCGGAAGCCCGTTCGGGATGAAGTCTTGGGGATTGCCTCGGTTGAGGATCGGACAATCTCCGAAATGACGAGCATCCTGATCGAGGAGGCTCTGGAGCACCGTCAGAAGCCTAAATACCGTGGGAGACCAACTAAGCCTAAGTATGAAGTTAAGGAGCCGTCTTGGGTTGTTCCTGCTTGGTCTGTCGGCAATGATGATGGAGAGAACTAATGAACAAGCGTTATCGTCGGCCCACAACCCAGCAGGATATCTCTGAGTTCGTTCGTCTCACAAAGGCAGGAAAGAGCGTTGATGAGATCGTATCCATCACCGGGTTTAGCGATCCCTGCATTCGTCGCCATATCTACGCGGCTGGTCTAAAGCCAAAGGCATCCACCGTTAGCCGGTTCGATGCTGAATATCTGATCTGGGAGAACAAGCCGGATCGAAGCCATATGATCACCCGGTTCTATCGCAAGCAGCGTGAGGGCGCACGGAAGGCACTGGAGGCCGTAAATGCTTAATGATGGGTCATATGAGGGGAAACTAGAACAGACCTACGACATCATCCGCAAGCGGCTCTATGGACCCCTTCCTGCGAAGATGACTTACATTCCGCCAGAGCCGGATCCGCCAAAAGTTGAGGTTGTTCCGTACACAATTCCAGATGAGCCTGAATTTTCGTTCACCATGGAGCTTCCAAGCGATCTGATCCGCAAAGTTGTCCGGGAAACCGCCGATCGTCATAGCCTGGATGTGAGTGATATCTATGGTAAGAAGCGCTCTCGACATATCGTCCCAGCACGCTCTGAAGCCTGTTACAGGCTGCATAAGGAGCTGGGTGTAAGCCTGACCAACATAGCCCGAAAGATTGGCTATAACGATCACAGCTCTGTCTTCACGGCAGTCCATCGCCATGAGGCAGCAATCAAACGTCTGGAGATGAAATGAGCCAAGTCCTGCAGCTATTCTCAGAGCCAACCAAGGCTGTTGCCGCAAGCCGTTTCGAGGAGTTCTGGAGCGCATATCCCAAGCACGTTGGCAAGGCCCTAGCCAAGGCTAAATACGAGGCTATCCTAAAGGGCATCAAGACCAAGACCGTAGATAAGGATTCTGGTGGCTTCATGGAAATTGAGCTGTCAGCGACAGAGGAGGAGCTGGTAGCAGGGGCCAAGAAATATACCCTGAGTCTTCTAGACCGTAATACCTACAAGCGCACTGTTGAAGATAAGTACCTGCCAGCCCCAGCGGTTTGGCTAAATCAGGGCCGCTGGATGGATTTGTAAACGATTAGGCCCCCCGGATTACTCTGAGGGGCCTTGACTTCAATCGGCTTTTGAGGTCTGAATGAATGTGTTGAGCGGAGTGCAAATCCCTCAACATTGACTGAAGCGATCGAGACGCGTTCAGTGAGATTAGAACTACCACTCCTAGCGGTTAGTTTCAAGTCCCACTCCACAAATTGCGATCCGCCTAAGTCACCAGCTGAGAAGCGGTGTACCCTTGGCGTTGAGCCACACTTAATCGGCTGGTAGGGGTTAATTCCCCACGTAGTGCCTACAGCCCATGAATTCGGCCTCAAGACAGCCGCGCGTCGGCAACGAACGCGATAAACGACAGTGAGTGGTGAGATAGGCTTTAGAGCCTAATATCCGGGCAGTCGGTTGCCCTTAGAGCCGCCAGGAGCATCTGGCATCGACCGTGACGATAAAATGCAGTGGGCTGCATAGCGACTGGAGACTACAGAGAATATGGGTTGTGGTACTATCCTCACCCTACGTCTTAATTGATAGATATTGTCCGGGGAGAACCATCGTGAGCTACATAGAAGAGATTATCGAGGATATCGAAGGCATTGAGCTTATGCCGCTACAAGAGCGCATCGAAGCCATTAACTTAATCCGGGAGGCGCTGCACAAGGTCAGCCCATTCCGAAGCGAACCTGTTGATTTTGTACGATGGGTAAAAGCAGATCAGGTCCGCGCTAATGACTACAACCCTAACAGCGTGGCCCCGAAGGAAATGGAGCTATTGCGCGTTTCGATAATGGCTGATGGCTACACACAGCCGGTTGTCACAAATAGTGAGGATGACGTTCTAGAGGTTGTGGACGGATTTCACCGAACGCGTGTTGCCAAGGAGTGCCAGGATGTTGCAGACCGCGTCCATGGCTATCTTCCAGTCGTTCAAATCAAGGACAGTCAGCAGGGAAAAGACAACCGCATGGCAGCAACAATCCGTCACAACCGGGCGCGGGGAAAGCACAAGGTTGAGGCCATGTCAGATATCGTCGTGGAGCTTAAGCGCCGGTTTTGGAGTGACGAAAAGATTGCCGCCGAATTGGGCATGGAGCCGGATGAAGTGTTGCGTCTAACGCAAGTGACCGGACTAACCGATATGTTCGCCAGCCGTGAGTTCAGCGAAGCATGGGAAGCAGAAGAATTTACCGAAGAGGCAGAAATTGCGGACGCAGAAATCGATAGGCTTGACGACACCCCGGAAGAAACAGGTCTTTCATCATTGGAGCTTGATGGAGGAATATCAGGGGAACATGTGGCGTGAAGTGCCCATCGATAGGCGTCAAGGATATATCGACGCCACGGCTGCAATAATGCGCAATCCAGACGAGTTTGAACGTGCAATGATGCGGTCTCTGGCGGAATGGCCGAACTCTACGTCAGCAGCGCTTACCACGCCATCTTTGAACTATCAGGCATGGATGGGCCATGCTGGTTGCGCAATCGAGCTAGAAAGCCCCGAGCACCTAACGCGGCAAGGCTGGCGCTTGTTGAATGCCGACGAACAAGATGCGGCCAATCTGGCAGCAAGCAATGTTATAGAAATTTGGAGGGGAATGAATGCCTAAGCGTGGTTTGGGAATTGACGTAAGGACAGCCGCTCAACAGCGGATTGAGTGGACGTTTGATAACTTTGAAAAGGTTTATCTCAGCTTTTCGGGTGGCAAGGATAGCGCAGCTATGCTGCACCTTGTCATGGCCGAAGCTATTAAGCGGGAACGCAAAATCGGGCTTCTGTTCATTGATTGGGAATGCCAGCTAACGCTAACCGTCGATTATGTCCGCGACATGTATGTCAAGTATGCTGACCACATTGAGCCATATTGGGTTTCGTTGCCCATCAAGACATGGAATGCCTGTTCTCAGTTTGAACCGGAATGGACGGCGTGGGATGAAAACAAGCGCGATTTGTGGGTGCGGGATAAAGAGCCGCAAATGATCAGCGACCCTAAGTTTTTCCCATTTTACTATGAGGGAATGAGCTTCGAGGAATTTGTCCCAGCATTCGGTCAATGGTATGCGCAGGACAAGCTAACGGCTTGTTTTGTGGGCATTCGAAGCGATGAAAGCCTGAACCGTTTCCGCACCATCGCCCGCAAGAATAAGCCGACCTATCAGGGAAAGCCGTGGACGACGAATTGCATTGATCAGGTATGGAATGTTTACCCGATTTATGACTGGCACGTTTATGATATTTGGACATATCTCGGCAAAGAACATCTGCCCTATAACCGGCTGTATGACCGCATGTTCCAAGCTGGAATGACGCCTCCCGCCATGCGCATTTGTGAGCCATTCGGAGACGAGGCAAGGAAGGGGCTTTGGCTTTACCAGATAGTTGAGCCTGCAATGTGGGCTAAAGTCTCTTTGCGTGTCGCCGGAGCCAATACAGGAGCGCTCTACAGCCAGGAGAAGGGCGCGGTTTTGGGAAACCATCATATCTCTCTTCCCGAAGGCCATACCTATCACAGTTTCGCTCTACACCTGTTGAGCACGATGCCTAAGCCGACTGCCGAGCACTACCGCAATAAGCTGGCAGTGTTTCTCAAGTGGTGGAGCCTGCGAGGATATCCAGACGGCATTCCCGACAGCGTCGAATTGAGGTTGGAAAGCGCCGGAAAAGTGCCAAGCTGGCGCAAGGTTTGTAAGACGTTTCTGCGCAATGATTATTGGTGCAAAGGTTTGGGTTTTAGCCCGACTAAGTCGAGTGCATACGTCAAATATCAGGCGCTCATGGTGAAGCGCCGCAAGGAATGGGGGATTTTCCCCGATGTGGAGGAATCTGCATGAAAGCAACGTTATCGGTCTATTCGATGAGTTCTGGTCATTCTTCCCGTGAATGACTGGCAAGCCCATCACCCACTACAACGGAGAATACAGATGACAGAGAACAACCAGCTAAAGGCGTTCATTGAGCGGATTGAGCGTATGGAGAGCGAGAAGGCGGCTCTAGCAGAGGACATTAAGGCCATCTATGCGGAGGCCAAGGGTACGGGATTTGATTCAAAGATCATGCGTGAGATCATCCGCATTCGTAAGCAGGACCCTAACGAACGTTCTGAGCGCCAGTCTGTCCTAGCTGTCTACCTTTCGGCCCTCGGCATGACCCCCATGGAAGAATACATCAACAAGGGAGAATTAGAATGAGCAAGGAAGTTTACGACAGAATATCGGAGAGCATGAAAAGCGGCATGAAGTACCATTATTGCGTCATGGCCGTTTTGGACGTTCTTCGGGATCGCGGCCTCATCAACGAACAGGGTCTTGAGATTATCAAGAGAGAGATGGAATGAGCTGGCAACCGATTGAGACCGCGCCGAAGACCGGTCGAGCAATCCGATTGTCATGGTTCGATGACGGAAAGTTGCAAGAATGGTTCAACATGCAATGGGGCCATATTCAGCAGAATGGGCTGTTCCCTGAGAACACAGGGATGTGGGTTGCTCCTGATGGCTCCATGACTTGGAATGGGGATGCCGAGGACGGCGGGCCGACGCACTGGCAGGAACTAGACGAAGACCCTAAACCTCTCGAACAATAATCCCATGACAGGCTTCCATGAGTGCGCGCTTGATCTTGTAAACATCGGTGCGCATTCCCTTCACGTCTTCGACGGTAACTTTCCCAGCTTTGACGTCGAAATACTGGAAGTCAGCTTGGTATTTTAGCTTCCGACCGTTAGGAAAACCCTCGGATCGAATTAGAACCGCGTTTCCGGCCACAGAGAACGTCCATGACGGCTGTAACTGCAAATCCCGCACATGCCCAGCCCGTTCTAGCAAACGAAGCTCCTGGTAGCGCTTAGCCTCTTTCTTGCTGGCGAACCGAACCCCATCAATCTCGGTTGGGACGGCTCGGTACTTTGAATATGCCAATTTCAATCTCCAGGTAAAAAGAAAACCCCACTTACCTATCATGGCGAGTGGGGTTAAGTATGATCAGGCTTTTGAAACAAAGTAGGGAGAAGGCGTGAATCAACTCCTTTTCTATGTAAGCTAAAGACCATCTCTAGCGTTGTGGCCATCCAACTAAGATCGGATGAGGAGGAACAAACTTAGGAGCGACAATCTTGGGAGGAGGACCAATCGGGCGCTCTCAGGATGACCACAACGCTAGAGACAGCCATAAGCTACTACTCAGTTTCGGAAGATGCAAGAGGGGGTTCTGGTAGAGGCATCCAATGGGTCATCCCCTCAACATCAGTATCATAATCGTATTCATGCCAATTTCCGCTCTCCCACCATATCACCGCATATACTTCTCTTTTTTTAGACCACACCGCCAGAATGTTCGTTCCGTCTTTGGGCGCTGTCTCAATATCCTGCCATTCACTCATTGGTCCATCATCTCCTTCATTACATCCAGTCGTTCAATAGGTGACATATTCGTAAGGGCGGTAAACATTGAGATATCGTCCTCAAGGGATACGAGTGGTCGGAAGCGTTTTGCTGAATAACCGATTCTTGTATTTATCCAATACATTACCGATTCAGTGGAGCGAGAGACTTCGATAAGATCGAAGCATATTTCGTTATCATCATCGATCCAGACGGATTCTATCGTGTATATCTCCCCATTAACTAGGCGCTCGTCATCATCCCATGATCCAGATGAATCTCGGCAGACACATTGAACGCCCACTTTAGCCCATCCAAAGCCCATCTTAAACTCCCATCAGCCAAGCTGGCACAAGACACACAGCAATGAAGATAACACATACCCGTACAGGGTGGTGATGACACCAGTAGTCAATGCGGCTCATTTGTTCGTCACCACGCGATACGCAACTATCTGATCTTCGGGGAAGACATCGGAATCTCCCCAAAACCAGTTGTTCACCGCCGCGGTTTTCCACCACATGACAGTCATCGGTGTAGCGTCGCCTGCAGTGCAACCATCCCGGAACCTAACTTCAACCATATCATCGAGTTCAGCTTGAGATGGAATAGTCGCCCCATCATGTTCAACCCATTCATTTTCCATCATAATTCTCCCTTACGGTTCCAATAAGCATATGCAATAGACTGAGTACGTTCGTATTCAGGGCCACCGGGCTGTCGGTCCTTCATCCACTGAGACCAATCACGATCCAGGTTCACGTGTTCCTTGCGCTCACGAGCCTTGCGCATATTCTGCAAGAGCAGGTAGGTGACTGAGCCAACATCACCAAAATCATCATCTCGATATTCCATCTCATCTATCCTTCTTGTTAGGCTTGCTCGGAAAGTGCCTCTATGGCGCATGACAGGTCTTCGTATGCGCGCTCACATGTCTCTCTCAGGTTCTCAACATCTGATTCGAACTCTCGCAGAGCGTCACGATCCTTCGCCACTCTCTCTCGCAGCTTCTCTAGCTGCTTAATCATGGTTTGAATTTTCATCTCATCTCTCCTTCTGATGGGTACATATGACCACATGAGAAAGGTTTGCGCAACACCAATTTGCACCTTGTGCGGACTTCTGTTGTGGGCTATGGTGCTTTTAGTTTACGAGGAGTTACAAGCGAATGCGCACATCACTATCCATTGACGACGATTTGGCCGCGCTGGTTGCGGAGTGCGCCGAGGTGCATAGCCGAAGCGTTGCAGGCCAGCTCCGTCACCTGATCAAGACGCACCCTGAAATCATTGGATGGAAGGCTTTCCGGGATCATCCAGCGCTAAAAACACTTCCATCCAAAGCAGAGGTATAGACAATGGGAGAGATGACGATGAGCCTTCATGAGTTGATGTTCGTAAACTCCGACGCAACGCCGAAGGTATCAGCAGTGCATGTTTCTCTAGCTTCTGTTCCTGCCATTATGGCGTGGTATGGCGGTTACTATGCCGGGGACCGTTACACGGTTTCTCTGGATGGGAAGCGCATCGAGAAGGACAGAAACGGGGAAATGCTCGGTCACATTGAGGCCAGCAAGGAGGAAGGGAATGATCGTTAGGTTCAAACATAACGTGTCCCTGGTAACTGGGGTGGATAGGTTCGACTTATACTGCTCAGATGGGACTCATGACTGGTTTCACCTTAGGGGGTGCACATCCGATACGCCTGCCGTTCAGTTAGATGAGGGGCTGGTTCATATTCAAGATAGTGATGGGGTAGTACAGGTTGAGAGCCACGAGGGGATGGGTTTCTCGGTTCAGGTGATTAGGCCATGAGGATATCACCAGCTGAGTTGGTAGTTATATCCTGGAGCATTCCAAGCCTATTATTCGTAAGCCCAATCTTATCTATAACCCTAACAGTATGGGCATTAGCCCTATGCGGCGCTATAAACTACGTGATGGAGAAAACTGAGCGCCACGACCGGCTAGAAGCGGCGCTGCGGGAAGCATGCGAGCGTCTGGAGACAGCAGGGTTCCCCGCTGCCGATCTTGAAGCCGTCCTTAGCCCACTCCCCACCCAAGAAGGATAGGGCAGATGAGTGAGTTCTACGACTTCTGCCGTGACTTGCCTTGGTTGGCCTTCATCCTGATTTGTGCAGCATACTACACCGTCAGTCACGTCATCCGCGCTATAAACATTGGACTTCGTGGATGGCCACCAGATCATCTAGATGCGGACGGAGACCACAAAGGACGCAAAGATGACCAAGGAGAATGAGATGAGCAAGGAACTGGTAGAGCGGCTGCGGGTAATGGCTGCTGAGACTGAACAGCTGGAACATGACGAGGGCATGCGAGAGGCAGCGGACGAGATTGAGCGCCTTAACGGGATCATTGAGGAGGCCTGGGAATACCAGGAATGGAGCATTCTCGGGCGCGCCCTATCCAAAGCCCATAAGGTGAAGGAATGACCAAACCAGAGGAAGCCATCGAACTAGCTAAGGCGATCTATTTCGCTCGTTGCGATGAAGTAAGCCGTCTAGCGAATCGCCATTCGTAACGGAGATACGGTATAACCAATGAAGGAGAGTAAGATGGATGAACATGAGAAGTGGGAATTGATCCGGTCTGGAGGGGTTATCCTAGATTGGAAGCCACTCAACCAAGATGAGAAGGGCGGACGCTTCATGAGCGAGCCTTGCCTGAATTTTGCCAGGGACGTATTATTTGAAGACGAAGATGGCAATTCACTTTGCATGAGCCTAGAGAGGGTTATGGCCCTGATGGGGATTGATCTTCACAAAGATTTCGTCTGGGTTGAGCCAAATAACCTACCCAACATCAAGGAATAGAGGAATGATCGAACCATACACTGGATATGTGAAGCGGGTTGATGGAGATACCCGATCTGTACGGTGGGGCGCTAAGATCGATATGGTGGGAGGTAAGCCAGTCGTCTCAATGCAGGTGCAGGACTACGGGCCGTTTGTTCAGTACGAGGCTTACGAAGAGGCTCTGGAAGAGATAAAGCGCTTACAAATCAAGGGTGATATCAGCAAGGTTGATAAGCGGGCAAAACGTGATAACATTACATAACCAACACGTTATGTATCAAGGGGGTGGTTGAATGGACAAAGACATCTGGCATAAGAGGGGAGAGAAAGGAATGAGCGAGACAGAGAAGAGAGCGCCAGTCCAGCGAATGGGAGGCATAGAGCTTCCTTGGGATATGCACCTTGCGGCGTATGAGGCTTATGCAAAGAAGTGGGGAGAGCAGCCTGCTATGATCGACCTAGAAGGCCGTAATTGCCGTGGCGGGTTCTCAGTTGATGAACTAGATGTATTTATTCCAGGCTGGCAAGAAGTATTGGCTGAGCGCGACGGAGTAAATTTGGTCAGAACTGAGAAGCATGGTATGAACTATGTAATGCACGATGTATCAAAAGGTTAAGTGAATTTAATGGCCGGCCGCCCTCCAAAAGAGAAGTCATTCGCCAACATGCTCAGCATTGCTCTGCGTGAATCGGACGGTGTTACGCTAGACGGTTTGCCAAACACAAAGCTGCGTCAGATCGCAGATAAGCTGGTTTTACTGGCAGTTGCGGGGGAGGGATGGGCGATTAGAGAGGTGGCTGATCGCACAGATGGCAAGCCAATGCAGGCTGTAGAGCACACCGGAGAGGATGGCGGGCCAGTACAATTCATAACAATTTATGACGCAGCCCAACCCAAAGATAATAAGGTTTGACTAGCAGTCTCATACTTAGTATGAGATAGATATGGCAATTAAAGATATCTCAGGTAATAAGTACGGGAAGCTTACGGCGGTTAGAATCGACGGGTTGTCTGCTGCCGGGCATGCCCTTTGGCTTTTCAACTGTGAGTGTGGAAATGAGCTGGTTGCTTATGCAACAAATGTAAAAACAGGGAAGACGCAATCTTGCGGGTGTCACCGCATAGAGGCAAGGTTGAAGCACGGAGCTTCTCACTCTCCAGAATACTACATCTGGGTCCAAATGAGACAAAGATGCCAGAACAGGAAAAACCCAATGTATCGTTGGTACGGTGCGAAGGGAGTGAGGGTGTGTGCTGAGTGGGATGAGTACGAGAATTTCATAAGGGATATAGGCCCCAAGCCTGACGGTATGAGCATCGACAGGATAAATCCATTCGGTGATTATGAGCCTGAAAACTGTCGGTGGGCGACGGATGAGCAGCAAGTAGAAAATACCCGCAAGAACTGGCTACTGTCACACCCAGAAGCTAAGGCAATCAGATCAGCAGAGCCACCTATTGATGCGGTTATGAGTTCCGGTGAGCTGCGATCTGTCCATTATAGGGAGTACTCGAAAGAGTATATGCGGAGACGCCGCGCTAAGCTGAAAGCACGTAATGGCTCGGTATGAGTTCAGAGTAAGGCCATATCAGCGCGCATTCCATGAAGCCCTGGTAGGCCAGAAGAAACGCCGCCTGATTGAGATTGCCCATCGCCGTTGGGGTAAGGACGAGATTGTCCTGAATGGCTTCCGTGAGCTTAGCCAGAAGCGTGTCGGCACATATTGGCACTGCTTTCCTGAGTATGCTCAGGCCCGTAAGGCCATCTGGAATGGTGTTAATGGCCATACAGGCAAGCGACGCATTGATGAGGCATTCCCCCCAGAGATTCGCAAGCGCATCAACGACAATGACATGTTCATTGAGACTGTGTGGGGCAGCACATGGCAGCTCCTTGGCTCTGATCGATATGACGCGACCGTAGGCTCAGGCCCGGTTGGCATTGCCTATTCAGAGTGGGCGCTGTGCAACCCAGCAGCATGGGCATATCACAAGCCAATGATTGAGGAGAGCTTAGGTACAGCCGCGTTCATCACTACGCCTCGCGGCAATAACCACGCCAAGACGATGTACGAGCGCGCCAAGTCCAACGATAACTGGTTCGCTGAGCTATCGAGTGTCGAGGACACGGGGGCGCTAAGCCCTGAGCAACTGGTTGAGAGCCTGTCCGAGTATCAGGATATCTATGGCATTGACCTTGGGCTGGCGATGTTCCAGCAGGAATATTACTGCTCGTTCTCCGGGGCGATGATCGGTGCCTATTGGGGCGCTGAGATGTTCAAGGCTGACAATGAGCATCGTACTGACCAGATCGTTGAGATTGACCCAAACCATCCTGTCCATACCGCTTGGGACTTGGGTAAGGCCGTGAACAATCCCATCTGGTGCTTCCAGGTTATTGCCGGTCAGCTGCGCATTGTGGACTTCTACCGGCCCGATAGCGACGATCTGGAGGAATGGTGCAAGTGGCTCGATAGCAAGGGCTATAATGGTACTGACTACGTTCCGCACGATGCCCTGCATTACAACTGGGGAGCCAAGCGCACCCGGTTCGATATGCTACGAGACCTGAAGCGCAAGCCCCAGCGTGTTGACATGGTGGCCGTAGCTGATGGCATCAACGCGGGCCGTGAGACGATCAAGCTGGCTGTGTTCCATGGTGCCGACGATGAGCGTGGCGAGCGCGTGTCTGTAGGCATGAGCGGCCTGAAGAACTACCGCCGTGAGTGGGATGATGACCTGAAGACCTTCCGTGAGAACCCGGTGAAGGATTGGGCGGAACATATCGGGTCGAGCTGGCGATACCTTGGATTGGCTTGGAAGGACGCTATAGTTTACAAACAGCCACCTCCAAAGCCCAAGCCTCAAGAGTATACAGCCGATGCACAAGGGCGTATTATGGCGACTGTGGATATTAACGAGGCAATCCAGGCGATGATTGCCAAGAAAAAGAGAGCGAGGGACCAATGACAATCCGCGACCGCATCATTACAGAGATGGCTAATCGTGGTGTACGAAACACTGGCGCGCCCAATTCCAAAACCCTGACCTTTGTAGGCATGGGGAACGGAAAGACCGTCACCATTGAGATTGACGACGACGCATTTGGCGCTGATGCCTATGTGGATGAAACAGTGCGCAAGGTATGCGCTGAGATGGTGGAGAAGGGTTGATGGGTATGGCTAGTGGGGCAATACCACCTAATCCGTTCGGTAACTTCTTTAACACGGCAACCCCAACTATGTATGGCTCTCAGCCTCAATGCAGCCAGATGCAGGCTGCCGCCCAAATGGCGGTCACAAAGGCGATGAACGAAGCGGCATCCGCATACGACCGCATGTATCATGACCAGATAGCCGGTGAATATGCCGCGCAGCAGTTTAATAAGTCTCCAAAGCCATCTGAGGTAGCAAAGACCGCCGCATCTCGTGTTGCAGTAGTCGAGACAGAGGATGATCGAAAGGACTACGAGGTAGATAAACTCCTGCATGAGGTATACACCCGCAAGGAGCAGATGATGGCTGACCGGGAACGTATCCTGGCGGCGTACAAGAAGGATGAGGAATGATGACTGGGGACGCGCGGGATCTCTGGAACATTGCCGATCCAATGCATTATGATCATCCTCATCGATCAGCGGGAAAAGTGATTGAACCTATTCACCCCCGGATCGTTTTCAAACCGACCGCTTTACCACCAAGGAAAATCACCATGGCCAAAAAGCAGAATCCCACTAAAGACATGACCGGCCCTGAAAAGGACCGTTGGACCGCTGAGCATACAATGGACTACATCGTCACCATTTGGAATGGTGGGGAGCATATCCGCGCTGCCAACCTCGCCGCTGAGGCTGAATTCAGCCCCAAGGAGCTGGATGATTTGGCTATCCTGTGCCCCGGCATCAAGGATCATCTCCCAGCCGGTCCTGACGATCCGCGCGACAAGGGCACTGTACCGGGCGATCCGGTTGTGACCGAGATGCAGAAGTTCCAGGTTGATGAGTCTGAGGTAACCGACCTCGCTCAGAAGCACAAGGAAGCTCATGACGTAGACGCCGCACTGGCAAAGCGTGAGCCGCGCCCCGGTGGTCATCCCGATAATACGGGTATCGATGGCCCAACCATGCATCCCACTCGACAGCCTATCAAGGATGATGGTAAGAAGTAGGTAACGCCGATTTAGCTCAGATGGAAGAGCGCTTGTTTTGTAATCAGGATGTCGCTGGTTCGATTCCAGCAGTCGGCTCCATAGGCAAACAGAGGGTAACCTCTCAACGGTTGTAGGTGACGATGGGTGATATCGGAACCTTCATTAGCCCCTTGATCCTGACCGGTCTTGGGGCTATTCTATTTGTGCCGGACCACTGGACATCAGTGCGGAAACACGACCGTTGACACCTCTAGGGAGGCAAGAGGGTGCAAGGCCCTCAAACATCAGAGGAGAGAATGATGACCGAATACGAGATTACCACCCATCCAGACGGAAAGCAGTTTATCCGCATTGAGGATAAGTGGATGCCTCTAGCTGAGGTTATTGACTGGTATTTACTAGCTCTGGAGCTGCTAAGTGCATATCCTGCAAAATCTTAAGGCCGGTGCGCGGAGCCACTGAGGGCTAGTGGCAGTTTAACCATCTACGCATCTGAAATCACCCTATGAGCCTTATAGCCCACTGACTGGAAACGGTTGGTGGGCTATATCTTTGCCATATTGCTGTATATAGTGAACAGTGGTAGGAGATACGCATGGCAAAACGACCTAATAAGCTCAATGGTAAAGACCTCCACCGTGAGGGAACGCAATGGATTGAGCGGATTAACGCCGCGTGGAATCGGGAAACCGACTGGTATAAGAACGCTGAAATGGCGGTCAAGGCCTATACCAATGAGGCCAATTACCATCATGACGGATCGCTGTACGATTACAACATCCTGCACAGCAACGTTGAAACCATCGTCCCAGCCATTATCAATAGCCCCCCTGTACCGGATATCCGCCGCAGGTTCGGTGATGATGACCCGGTAGGCAAGAGCGTCAGTGATCTGCTAGAGCGCTCCATCTCCATCCAGATCGATGACGCCAAGCTAGCCAATGAACTAGAATCCCAGGCTCAAGACGGTTTCCTTGCGGGCCGTGGTGTTTTGCGTGTACGGTTCTATGCAGACGTAGAGGACAACGAGGTTGAAGCGCTGCATGAGGCGCAGGAAGAGCTAAAGAGCAAGACGGGGTACTCAGATGAGGATATGGAAGCAGAAGAGCCCGAAGCGTCGGAACCCGAACTCAAAGACGGCGGAGATGATGGCGGGTACGAGCAAGAAGGCTCAGCAGGCGAAACGGTCTCGAATGAACGAATCTGCTACGAAGCAGTAAGCTGGCGCGACTTCCAGCATGGGCCCGCCAAGCGTTGGCAGGATGTGCCGTGGATCAGCTTCCGCCATGTCTGCGAGAGCTATGCCGATATCGCCGACCCTGACTACATGGATGCACAGTCCGACAATCAGGGCGTAAAGCCAGACGAGGCTGGTGACGGAGACCGGACCATCTACGAGATTTGGGTAAAGAAAACCCGCAAAGTCCATTTTGTCTCGGCAGAGGGTCTATTCCTCAAGACCATTGATGACCCACTCAATCTCAATGGGTTCTTCCCTATCAGCACGCCGGTGCAGCCCCTGGTCATTGTCGGTCGTCTGATGCCGGTTAATCCGTTCAGCATCTACAAGCGTCTCGCGGATGAGCTGGATGTAGTGACCAAGCGTATTCGCAAGCTGACTTCTGCGATGCAGCTCAAGGGCGGATTTGTCGGCGCTGTGGGTGAGGACTTGGCTCGACTGGCAACAGCGGATGATAACGAGCTTATTGCGCTGGCCGGTGTCGAACCGGTGGCTGCTGCTGGTGGTATCGACAAACTCATCTCCTGGTGGCCCGCTGACAAGTACATTGGCATCCTCACCGAGCTATTCAAAAACCGAGACCTAACCAAGCAAGCCATTTACGAGATTACCGGCATTAGCGACATTGTACGCGGCGCATCCAAGGCCAGCGAGACATTGGGCGCTCAGCAGATCAAAAGCCAGTGGGGGAGCCTGCGCATCAAGAAGATGCAAACCCTCATGGCGAACTCTGCCCGCGATATCATGGGTATTTCTGCAGAAATTATCCTGTCGAAGTTTTCAGATAAGCGCCTCAAGGAAATGACCGGGATCGACGTTACCCAAGAGATGAAGGCCCTTATGACCAATAAGGCGCTGGCATCGTATCGGGTGGATATCGAGACGGATTCGACGGTGCGCGCTGACCTGACCCAGAAGAAGGCCGACATGGCCGAGTTCCTCACCGGAACCTCTGGTTATTTCGCCGCTATGCAGCCTGTCGTTGCTGCTGGTGGTCCTGCCGTGGCCGAGCCAGTCATTGAGCTATATGCCGCTGCGACACGCAATTACGATCTGGGCAAGTCGGCATCTGATTCACTGGACAAGCTCATCGCTGCCGCTCGTAAGCAGGCAGAGGAAGCCGTTAACAATCCCCAGCCGCCACCGCCTAACCCCGATGTGATCAAGGCCCAGACCGAGCAGCAGGCAACACAGGCCCGGTTGCAGATGGATCAGGCCAAGCTTCAGGGTGAAGGCCAGAAGGCTCTTGGCGAATTCCAGATCAAGCAGCAGGCCACTCAGGCTGACATGCAGGAGAAAGCCGCGCGGCTCCAGATGGAACAGCAGGCTCAGCAGAATTCACAGATGATGGCCCGTGAGGAATTGCAGGCCAAGATTGCGCTGATGACCCAAGAGTCACAGGCCAAGCTGGCTCTAGAGCAGACAAAAGCCCAGACCGAGGCTGTCAACTCCCAAGCCGATCTGGCTATCAAGCAGGTAGACCTACAGATCAAGACGATTGACGTTCAGATCAAAGCAACCGAACTGGCGCTGAAGGAAAAGCAGCTTAGCGCCCCCATTCCTCAGCCTGGAGCTAAACCATGACCATTTCCAATCAGGGTGACGTACTTAAATATAGCGATGGCGGCTTGAATGCCGTAACCGCTCAGGGCGTTGTCCTCATGACGCCGGGTGGCACAGGTGCGCAGGGCACCCCCACTAATCCAACGGTTGTTTCCGTTCTACCATACCCGTCTGGTCGTGTAGCCCTATCGGCTGGTTCAGCGGTTGTTGCCAATGCCGCTGCTGTTGCCACTCTGACAGGAACGGCATCAACGCTTGTCCATATCTCAGGTGTTGAGATTACCGGAGCTGGATCGACGGCTGGCCTTCCCGTGACTGTGACCATTACCGGCCTCTTGGGCGGCACCCGGTCATACATCTATACGTTCGCCACTGGGGCACTGTTGCCTAATACCCCGCTTATCCTGACGTTCACTCCTCCCCTGCCAGCATCAGCCGTCAACACACCGATTGTTGTTAGCTGCCCAGCAGGCGGGACAGGCAACACAGCCAATGTTGCAAACGCCCATGGCTTCTATCTCTAACGTAGACGATTGTAACGAATTGGAGTATCAATAGCCTATGACTAAGTACGTTTGGACGAACAATGGCTTTGTGGACTCGGATGGGAACAAGATGCCCATTCCCGAACGCGACGGCATTTGCCTTCCATACGTGGTTAGCGACATGGATGCGATCACTAGTCCAATCGATGGCAAGCAGATCACGAGCCGCGCTCAGCTCCGGTATGAGCTGGAGAAGCACGGCAAACGAGTACAAGAACCTTCCGAAAGCCCAACCCATGGGAAAATCCGCAATAAGGACTTTGCCAAGAAACGAGGCCTAACCGTCTCAGAGGAATATCGATGACCGCTGATAATGAATTCACCGCGCCGCCCGATACCAGCACAGCTACGCCTGATGCTGCCAGCACTGAACTATCCAACGATGCGGCTATGGAGGCCGCTTGGAACGCCATGCAAGACGATGACACCGGAGAAGGTGATCAGCTTCGCGGCGAAGATGGTAAGTTTGCTGCCAAGGAAGGCGAGGAAACAGAGACGGCTGAACTGGAAGGTGCAGCCGAGGGAGAGGAGCCGAAAGACGGTAACTCAGCGGTCACTGAAACTGACGTTCCTCTCCCGTCTAACCTTTATGGCCTAGATGCTGAATGGGCGTCTCTTACCCCAGAGCAGCGCACCCGGTTCGCAGAGCGCTCCAATGAACTGAACGCCCGAATGTCCGATATGGGACGGCAGGTAAGCCAGTTTAAGCCGCTCCAGGAAGCTAGCGCCGAGTTTGCCGAGTACTTCAATGGCAATCTGAAGGGGGCCGATGGCAACCCTATCTCTGCCGCTGATGGTATCCGCTATCTTGCCAACATTCAGCGCTCTATGGACCGCGACCCGGCCAATACGCTGATGAACATCATTGACACCTATGGAGCGCGCCAGCAGGTCGCTCAGCTCCTTGGTGTTACAGCTGCGCCCCAGGCTCAGCAAGACAATCGCCTCCTGAACGAAATCACGTCTCTCAAGCAGCAGATTGCTAGCCTCCAGAGCCCTGACACCGTTTTGAAGGTGCTAGACGAACGCGATGCGAAGTCTGAAACGAGCCGTTTGCTTTCGAGTGAACCGCTTGTCAAGGATATCCCAGAGAGCCGGTTGGTGTTCTTCATCAACGAAGGCTGGGAAAAGCTTGGTCAGGAAGCATCGCGTGAAGCCGTACTAAGGTATGCCGTACAGGCTGCGACCGAAGCCGACCCCGCCCTTAGAGCAAAGACCCAAGCCGCCAAGCAGGCCGCAACGGGGGATAAGCAGAAGGCCGAGGCAGCGAAGCGCGCTACAGGCGTAAACGTTACCTCCACTTCATCCGGCAAAGCCCGCACCATGACTGATGATCAGCTCATGGAAGCAAAATGGGCCGAGCTACAAGCTAACTAAGGGAAAATCACATGGCATCGCCTAGTGCAGTATTTACCCAGCTGGTTTCCACCACGCTCCGCAACACCGGACCGGAAATCACTGACAACGTCTCGCTCAATAACGCTCTGCTGCGTAAGCTCAAGTCGCGCGGCAATATCAAGACTCTCGACGGCGGTACTGAAATTCAGGAGCCGCTGGAATACGCTGAGAATAGCACCTATCAGCGCTATTTTGGCTATGACCCTCTGAACGTCAACGC